GTAACGCGGTATTGGAGCCAAGCAAACCACGAGTAGAACGTGCCGGGAGACAGCCCGGTAATGACGCCGGAAAACGTGTTATAGCCGCCGCTCGTCTGCGGCGACGTAAAATAATATTCGCCGACGCCAGTGACGGAGACGCGGATTCTTCGGGCGTAAGCGTAGCTCTCATCGCCGCCGGAAAACTCTCCGCTGACGTATGCCCGCGTGCCGTCATTTTGATCTGGCGTAATCGTTACCCATAAGCTCGCCATATCATTGCCTCAGTTGCACGTAGATTTGCCCCGCAACGCCCGCGCCGGATGGTGCACCGTAGCCGTAGCTTGCCGTTGCAAGACACAGCGCCGCCGCGCCGAGCTGCACGCGCCCGGACTGCACAGTGATGCTTCCTCCCGTTCCAGCTGACAAAAACAGGTTACCCGCCGATTGGATTTGGATACCGCCTTGAGATGTGAGCAGCCCAAGGCCTACGCCGGTCGTCGTGTACGACAGTGCAATACCGCCGACTGTGTTGCCGTTTCCGTCCTTCAATCCGACCTGATTGCCTCGCAGCGTGGATGCCTCCACGCCCAACGCATAGATGTAGTCCGTTGTCACCGTGCCCTTGATGATCTGCGTCACGCCCTGCTCGGTCTGATAGCCGCTGTTATTGGTGAGCTGGCTTGTGTGGGTCGGGATTTGGCTCGTCTGTGCAACGCCTTTTGGCAGCTGCCCAATGGTTAGCGCGCCGTCGATATTTACGGATTTGACATGCAGGTCAAACGTCTGCGTGCTCAGCTCTGCACCGTTTGCCATGAGCTTAAAGGTCGTCCCGTCTGCTCCGCTGCTTGCGCTCATCGTGATGCCCTTTAGGCTTTGATCGATCATGCTCTGTGCGTTTTTGCCGTCGATCTTACCGGACACCTCGCTGCGGATACCGTCGATTGACGTGGACAGGGACGTTACCCGCCCGTCAATGCCCTCGACCTTGAGCATGATTTCCTCGCTGGTCTTGGTGATGAGGGAGCGAGCCTTTGCCATGTTGCGCTCGATCTGCCGCTGCGTAGCGGATTTGTACGGATACTCGTCGTCCAACTCGTCAGCGTCGGGAGAGGAAATGCCGGAAGCGCACAGCGCCGAGAAATTAATCTCTTGCTCAACGAGCGGGACATAGTGCCCCGCGACGGTCATTGCATCACCGACCTCTGCCGCAATATTTAGCAGTGCGTCGCTGCCCTCGTATCCAGTGTGCGCGTATCCCTTGACTTTGCCGAGGATAGCCCGCGCCATTTCCCCCGTTCCGTCAGGATGCAGCGCCGTCAATGTCTTGCCCGTATCGTCTCCGGCAAAAGCCACTACATCGCCGTTTTCGTCCAGCAACTCCACCTTGGAGATGGGCTGCGACGCAATCCCGGGGGAAAACTCTGCGATTTTACGCCCCAAGTAAACCTTGTCCATATCATCACCCCTTACACGAGGATACGCACGCCGCCAAAGGTAATGGCGCTGCCGGTCTCCGTGATAAGATAATTGGTCTCAGCGGGCATGGAGTTCAACCCGACCAGCAGCAGATTCCCCTCGTCTGTGATGATCCAGTTCCCCGCGTTGGCGACCGCAATACGCCCCAGCGCCTCGCGCATCGTCATATCGCCCTCGTCGTCCACAGGGTACTGCACGGGGAACGCCGCGTTGAGCTGCGTCCTGCTGTCCACCGCAACACCCATGCGTGCCGCAATGTCATTGACCGCCGTCCACACCGGCATCGGCCACGTCTCCGCGTCATAGCTGCTGTCGAGCCACGTTTGCTCCGCCTTGAGCATCGCATCATACCCGTGCACGCTCAAAACTCCCGTTTTCCTGTCGGTTTTTCGTGTCGCGAAATAGAAAACGCCTTTCGGGATCCATTCGCTTTCCTGCCCGTCCGACACAAGCCGCGCATAAACCTTGATTTCTGCCTGCCGTGGGATATCGCCTTTTGGCATGATCTCAAACTCGATTTGCCGTGCAGAGCAGTTACCAATGCCAAAGGTGGAGTACAGCCCACCGTAGACACGCAGACTGTCCTTAACGATATCTGCTTGGCTGTACTCCACCCCCGCAATGCTTAATTTGGTTTCTACGCGATGATTCTTGTCGGCAAGCAGTGTTAAGTACAAATCGCTTACACTGTGCATCAGATTCCCCTCAACTGTATCTCTCCGCCCTTATACCTACGTTTTCCATCGACAGACACAAGCGCAAACGCCGCGTCAAGATTGCTCGTCACGCGCATCGATTTTACCAAGTCTGTCTTGGTATATGGGTCGGAAAATGTCACCTCAATGGTCGATGCGCGCAGCGCGTCGCAATATGCCGTCGCCTCGTCCTCCGTCATCGGGAAGAGGGAGAACGTCACGACATAGCGGTCTTTGTTCCGCGCCGCGTGCTCCACATCGTCCATCGTTACAATGATCTTCCCGTAGCTCACCTCGCGCTGGACGGAGTAAGTAGATACCTTTTTGTGCACGTCAAGCGCGCCGATTTTCAGCGTGATATCCATTTACACCCCCATTGCTCGTTGGAGCTGCCTGTTGTATTTGTATGCCGTCTCGCCGATTACCTTCCCGTCAAGCACAGACTGCACAACAATGTTGATATCCCCGCCCATGCCGCTGAGGGAAGAAATTGCGCCCTGCAATTTCCCAGAAACAGCCCTCTCCGTGCCGATGCTTGCCGTCCCAAAATCAAGGTTGCTCGTGATATTCCGCTTGATATCGCCATACTCGTTGTCCCAGCCCTCGCCAAGGCCCAGTGCCATATTCTCGCCGATTCCCGCAAACACGCGGGACGGGGAATGGATCCCCAACTTGCTTTTCACGCCGGAAACGATCCGCGAAAAGAAACCACTGACCTTATCGCCGATCCAGCTACCCATTGCCTTAATGCCTTCCCACAGGCCCTTCACGATCTGTTTGCCGACATTTACAATATCGGGGAGCGAAGAAACAAAGGTCTCTACAATGGTCGCCATCATGTCAAGAACCGACTGGACGATCTGCGGCAAATTCTCGGCAAGGCCGCTGACGATCGCCATCACCATCTTCATGCCCAGCTCAATGACCTGCGGCAGTTTTTCGACGGCATAGCCGACGAATTTCTCGATCATTTCAGGGCCTTTTTTCTGCACCACAACGCCGATGTTTTCAAGAATTCTCTCAACGACCGGCAGGAGGTTTTCCGCCACCGTCACGGTGCTGCCCAAAAGATTTGTGATGAGTTCCGCCATGTCGGCGTTTTCATCGCCAAGCCCCGTGATAAAGTTGTCATACGCCGCTTTCATCGACGCGATAGAGCCTTGAATCGTCGTGCTGGCTTCCAGCTGCGTTGTGCCCGTGATGCCCATTTCCGTTTGCACGGTATGGATAGCGTCAACGATATCCGCGTAGCTACTGATGGTGTAGTTGGTATAATTGCCCTGCGCGGCGTTTAAGGCGTTCGCATCGTCCAAAAGACGCTGCATTTCCTCCTTCGTGCCGCCATAGCCGAGCTTAAGGTTATCGAGCATGGTATAGTTCTGCTTGGCGAAGCCGGAATACGCATTTTGAATGGATTCCATGCTCGAACCCATCTTGTTTGCGTTATCGCTCATGTCGGTAATGGCCAAATTTGCCTTTTCCGCAGCCGCATCCGTGTCATTGCCCATCGATTGCAGCAGGGACGCGGAAAACGCCGTCACGGTGGTCATGTACTCGTTTGCGCTCATGCCCGCCGTCTGGTATGCGTTCTGCGCGTACTGCATCACGGTATCGGCAGAGGATTTAAAAAGCGTTTCCACGCCGCCGACCAGCTGCTCATACTCCCCGTAGCTTTGTATCGCTGCTTCGCCAATGTTTTTTACCGCACCGGCAACAGCTTTCACGCCAGCAACAATGGCTTGTCCTGCAATATTCGCTTTCAGCACGTCGCCAAAGCTCAATGCCTTTTCTTTGGTATCTCCGAGGTTTTTATCTACTTCGCTCGTGTCTACGCTGATTTTGACAAAAAGGTCTAATAAATTCATGTTCTCACCACGCTTTTTGGTGTTTTTGGTGAAAAGCCCTTGAAAAGTCAAGGCTTATGTACTACAATTTCAGAAAAGGAGGGTTTTGCCATGATCAATTTCAACAAAGATTCCGCATTTGACTTAAAGCCTATTCCCATTGCCGAAGTCCGCGACGAGGTCAACGGTCTTTTGATCGCGGGCGAAGAGATCGCCTGCGCGTTTAAAACGATCCGCGACCAGCTTATCTTCACCAACAAGCGCATCATTTCCGTTGACGTGCAGGGCATCACCGGAAAACGGAAATCGTTCAGCTCCATGCCCTTTTCCAAGGTGCAGTTCTTCGCTATCCAGACACCCGGACTTGTTGAGCTGATCCCCGACAGCGAGCTTGTCCTGACGTTCTCCAATGGCTTTACCGCCAAATTTGAGTTCAAAGGCGATACCGACATCGGGGAGATTGGCCGCATGATCTCGGAATACGTCCTCAAATAACGCCTATCCCTCCGCCGCCCCGTCAGGGGCGGCTTTTTTTATCGTCAGCCCGCACCGCGCGACAATATCGGCGGTAATCTCTTCGCACGTTCTGTTGTCCTGCTTTTTCGGCTCAATAATGTCCGCGTATCGCGCCTTGATATAGTTTCCGCCCGCGTATCGCGCCGTGTTTTCGGCCACAATGCGCAGTGCGTCCGTCACATAGATGCGGTATGCGTCGTTTCTCGCTTTTTCATTGAGCCGCGCCACACAGTACCGCAGGAACGGCTTTATTCTTCTTTGCCCTCGGTATTCTCCTGCGCAGAGCCAGAGGATTTCCCGCTCTGCGCTGAGAGAAAAAGCGCGCCAAACGCTTCATCGGTCAAAAGCTCCGTCGCGTCGCGCATCAGCTTGACGAGGTTCAGCGCGCCCTTGTAGCTCTCCGCGCTCACGCCCTCAATAGAAGCAAAAATTGCGATGATGTCGCTCTTGTGGCCCTTGAGCAGCACAGGGAGCGCTTTGCGCGCCCGCTGCGTAGCAAACTGCTTCACCGTCATGCCCTCGGGCAGCTTCTCGCGCTTGAACAGCGCGGATGCCGCATCGTCCTCCGCAATGTTGGCAATCGGGTCGATGATATCCGCGATGACGTCAAAGACGCGCTCGCCCTGAATGTCGGAAAGTCTCATTTACGCCTCCGCCGTACCGGCCTTGATGTAAATTTCAAACGGCACCTTGTCCTGCGCGCTCATGGAATAGTGCGCCGTATACTCAAAGGCAAACTGGCCTTTGCCTTTGTCCGCCGTTTGAAGCTGGAACCCGCCGGTGGACAGTGCATTCATCAGGTGGATTGCGATAAAGCCGCCATTCGCGTCTCCGTTCTTGTCGGAGTAGTCACCAACCAGCCAGATATCCGAAAAGTCCTTTTCAAGCACGTCATTTCTCGGTGTCACTTTCGTGGTGTCACTGCTGTCAATGTCCGCAGCGCCGCACAGGCTTTTTGCAATGGCGGTATCGGCACTGACAAACGTACCACTTGCCTTTGCTTCCCACGAATCGAGCTTTTTCAGTTCCTTCGTGTTTTTGGGGCAGTTGTCAATATCTTCGCCGTAGTCCGAGTATTCCGGAGTCGCCGAGAAGTTGACGCCGCCGGTCGTCGCGCCGATCTGCCCTGCCTCACCAATGGTGCCTGTTGCAGGCGTAAAGTCAGTCGTTAAAATACCGGCGTTGATCTGTAATTTCTGAAATGTATCAACAGGAATTTGGGTAAATTTCATAGTCTTTCCCTTTCATCAGTTTTGCGACAGAAACTCAACCGTGATGTTGAGATACCTCCGCTTGATGTTTTTATCGCTTTCGTCCGCGATGTTCTGGCACCACGGGGAGCCGCGCTTGATCCACATAGCTCCGCCGTCGTAGGCGACCATACAGCCGCCCATGCCGATGGCGTCGCTGATTTCCTGCGCCTTTGCGTTGGGTATCGCTTCGCTCTCGGTGTAATACCAGAGGTTGACCGTCAGCGCGATTTCGCCGCTCTCCCATGATCCGGTGATAAGCTCATAGGTCAGCCACGGGAACACCGCATCTTCCGGCACGTTGGAGGTCGGATACGCTGGGAGGAATTGAGAAAACCACGCATGGAGCGCCTTGTCCTTTGTCATTTCGGCAGCTCCTTTCGCTCCGCTGTGAAGAATTTTAATGCCTTAATGATTGCACCCGCAGACCTCGGCGCTGCCTTTTCCTCCGGGTTTGAGGTCACGCGGTAGGTGTTGCCGGTGGACATGTCACGGAAATAATCGTTGTACTCGATGGGAACGGTCTTGTTGACCAGTGCGGAATACACCGAGGTCACGCCATCTTTTTCGGCTCTGCGGGCCTCCATCGAGGTGTCGAGCGCCTGATAGTTGAGAAATTCTGCGCCCTCGGCCCACGCAACGATGTAGCCGCCTGCGCCGTCCGGCGTTCGCGTCTTTTCCATCAGCACGCACTTGCTTGCGAAATCGTCCAGTAAACTCACGGTTCCACCCCCTTGAGCTTCCGCCAGTCGTTTAACCGGCCTCTGAAAGCGTCCTGCCAGCCGTTTAACGTGCCGCTGTCGTTTCCTGCGCTGCGTTTGGTGTAGGAGTAGCCCCCGAAGCTCTCGCTTTGATACGGGCTTGCAACGGCCTCTCCGTTCTTCTCCTGCCACGCGGCGATATCTTCGGCAAGCGCAACCACAGCCTTTGGCACCGCCAGCGCCCACACCGTCCCGGTAAATGTCTCGTCCGTCAGATCGGTCGCCGGGTATTGATGCAGCCCGTCGTTAAACACGGAGCCGACGATGCGGAAATATTGATTGGTCAGGAGAAAGGGCAGCGCAATGCTGCCATTCTCCACGGTGAACGTGCCCTCGTGAATCTCCACAAGGAACCAGTTGTTCAAGTGCCGTAAGACCTGTTCAAGCATTACGCCGCCCTCCTATTTAGCCCGCGCCGGCCACCGAAACGGTAGCCACGGCAATGCCGTCCAGATACTCAGCCCACAGTTTCATGCCCATGATGGCGTACATATCGCCCGTGGCGCGGCTGTAATCGCCCTCGACATGAACGCCGATCAGGTTGGTTTCGCCCTTCACGGTGTAGTTCAGGCCCAGCTTGGCAAAGTTGCTGTCGCTCGGGTCCACATAGTAAAGATCGATGTTCTCCACGGGCAGAGCGATCACCTTCTTGGAGGCGATGTACTTCTCGGGCAGCAGGAACAGCGTGCGGTAGCCCAGGAAGTTCTCCACATAGTTCAGGCCGAACATGGTCTGCACGGTGATCTCCTTGTCGCCCAGGTAATCGTAAGCGTCGAGGATGTTGGCAAAGCCAACCACCTCGGTCACGTCCTTGTCGAGACCGGCAAACTTGTCCAGCACCTTGCCCTTTGCCATCGCAAGAGCTCGCTGCCACGTCTTCTCGGTCACCTTGAGCGTGCCGGTGCCGAGGAAGGTGTAAAAGTCGGTCAGAACCTTGTTCTGAAGCGCCACGAGGAACGCCTCGTCGGTCTTCTCCACGGCAACATCAGCGCCGTACTTCGCCACGCTCTCGATCGTCACGCTCTTGGCGTACTTGTCAATGTCGATATCGCCGTAGGCAACAGGCTCCACCTTCATCTTGGTAAAGGGGATCTCGTCGCCCTCGGCCACAGTGCCGCCCTTGAGACCTCCGTCCACGCTGGCCTTGTAGGAAACCAGCTTTGTGCCGGGGGCCTTGCGGATGGGACGCATGATGCCCATGATGTTGCGCAGCGCGTCCCAGTTGTCCGTGAATCGGGTAGCAAAATCTTCCTCACGAGCGGAAGTGCTATACTGTGCAGAAGTTGTTACGTTAGGTTTCGCAGCCATAAATAGCTCCTTTCAAAAAATCAGTTGTTTTCGCTTGCCATCAGATCGGCAAGCGCTTTCTGGCGCTCCGCCGTAGACATCACATAGCGACCCTTATCGTCCTTCTTATAGATGTCCTCGCGGGTCTTTGCGCCGCCAGTGTTCGCCGGAGGATTGGCGGGATTCGCGCCGTGCGTCTGCGTGGTGGAGACAAGCCCCTTGTAGGCGCCGTCTACGAGCGCATCAAGGCTCTTGGTGTCCTTGATCTGCTCGCCGTCCAGTTCCAATGCGGACATTTCTTCGCCGCAGCCACGCATGGCAAGGTCCAAGTTCGCGCCGGTGATGTTTTTGCTCTCAAAGTAAGCGCGCACGGCTTTTTCCTTCGCCGCCTTGCTTTCCTTTGCCGTGACGTCGGATTTGTAAGTTTCAAAGGCCGAGTGTTCCTTCTCGTACTTTTCCTTATAACCGCCATCGCCTGCTGCCTTGAGGTCGTCCAATTCCTTCTGGACGCTGGGCAGTTTCTCCGCGTCCGCCTTGTACTTCGTGAGATCGTCCTTGAGGGGGTCAACCACGCCCAGATGCAGCGCAACCAAGCGATTTTCGATCTCTTCGGTGCAAGCCTCGCCGAGAATATTTCTGATTTCTGCTCTCGTAAATTTCGCCATGTTAT